GGCGCGCGGCGGTGCTGCCGCGCTGGTCGCAGACGATGCGCGGGCCGAGAGTTGGGTTTGCTGTAGTAATATCCATGTAGTCATCGCCCACGATACTCGAAGCATCCACAAGGTTTTGCATCCAGCGGTGCAGTTCCAACACGTAAGCCATACCATCAGACTCCAACCGTGCCGTGGGCGCCGCCTACATAACGGATGCTCTTATCAGAGCGGATTTCCCATTTGGTCGAGTCCAATGCCATGACTTGCTCCTTCTAGCCCGCAGGGCCTTTCAAAAATGCTGCCCACGTCGCAATTGCGATAAACGAAACAACCGCCAGTGCCGCACCAGCGAAGATCACCTTCTTGGTATAAGTCAGCAAATCTTCGCTTTTGGCTTCATCCTTCATTTGCTTTCTAACGAATTCCATAACTTCCTTCTCATCCTTGGCATTGCTAATCCAGGACAAGTGCGCCTTCTTATGGCCATCATAATCGGGTTTCCCCTCTTCGTCTTTGGGAAATGCACTCTGAATTGCATAGAAAAGGGTACTGTGTGCTTCCATGAAAGCGTGAATGCTTTGGTTTATCGCTTTTTGACCATTCTCAATATGGTTAAGGCGTTTATCAATGCTCATGGTTGCCTCCTCGGTGGCACCTAAGCGATCGATGATCTCCTTATACCGTTCCATTTCTTCCACCGTATGCTTTTCTAGAACCGCTGTGAAGTTCTCAAGATGGTCATCTGCACGCCTGCCCCAATTGAGGTGGGCTTCTTCAGCCTCTGCGCACGGCGGCTGGTTAGGGTCATGGTTCATTACCCCTCCTAGTGATCGTCATCATTATCATCGGCATACTCCTCGATGCCGACATCAAGCAGAAGCATGAGTACGATAATAATACCAGCAAGCGGCCGCATGTAGTCCATCACTTAATTTCCGACTGTTTTCGAACCCAATCCTGCAAAGCCATCAACTGCGCCGCATCAACTATTCCGTCGTTAAGGCGGGCTTCACACTCGCGGGCGGTGAAAATAACATCTGCTTTGGCACTAAGTCCTTGAGTCGCGGTTCGCTCATCAAGTCCGCCGGCGGAAGCGGATACTGGCACTGAACAGCTGTCGCGCACCCGGACAAGGCGAGGATTGTTCCGATGCCAAGCAAGACCAGCAGCCCAACCCGCAGCCACTTCGGCATTGATCCGCTCGGACTCCGCAGCAGCTTGTTTCTGCTTCGATTCCACGTGGGTACGAAACTCATAGTATTTCTCCAATCCATGCGAGCGGCCAGTAAAGTAAGTGACGGTTAATAGCAAAGTAACTGCAAGGGCAATAGCAAAGTATTTGTAGGGGCCGATGAGGTCGATCATTCCAACGCCCCCGCACGTTGGAACAGCATCTCGTAAATCCGATGATGGGAGTCAGGCTCGACGGTTCGCGGCTGGATGTATCTCCTTTTAAGCATCTGGGTTATCTACCTTTGTCGTTAGTCTCGTCCCGCTCCATGCTCTGCCCGCCGTGTAGCTCACTCCCGCCATACCACCCAAAGCGCCAGCGACCACGGAGAGGGCCGGAACCAATTCTGGGCTCTGGATTACTGCGAAAGTAAGCACGATAGTGCTCAAGGAAAGCGTGAACGTAGCAAGTATCACGGCGATCCGTGTCGACGATCCTAGTCCCGTCTCGTTCTCCAGTACTGCCTGATGTAGGGTCTCTTGCCATTTCACGCCAATCCCCTAAACATGTTTTCCTCAGCCTTGCGCCTGCGCACTAAACCTGGCAACACTTTCCCTTTGGATTTATTCCAGCGCGCAAACTGTTTTGCGGCGTCGTCATACTGCTCCACGTTAAGCATCGCAAGTAATGTTGAACCTCTGAATGCGTTGCAGCCGACATTGAAGATAAAACTAATCAGCGCGGCCTGCATGGTATCTGTCACGTCAACAGCGACGTAGCTGTCCACACAGTTAAGTGCTTCCGTCATATCGGATTCAAGTAGGGCGTATGCTATCTCTTCAGTGATCTCATCGCCAGCCTGCACGTCGTCGCCAGTATGGCCAAAGCCGATGGTCAGCTTACCGGCCGGACAAGTATACGCTTCAAGCGCCAAGCCCTCAAATTGCGTGATAAGGTCTTTGGCCAGGTCAATGGCGTGCTCAGTGATCACTCTTGCCTCATTAATTGAGAAGCCATGCGGTCCTGGTGCTGTTGCTGACCGCCGATTACCGATTACAGTCCGGCCACCACCGCCTCAAGCGCGTTATTAGTCTTCGCTTCTTTCAACTCACCCAGCAATCGCTGTATCTCTTTAAGCGTGCCGTCGTCCTGCGTCACCGATTGGCGCATTACATCCAGATCGGCTTTGATCTGGGCAATAAGAATTTGCGTTTGATTATCATCGCGGTTTTTCAGCAACTCCGTCATCTGGTGCTGGCGGTTATCCGCATCATTCTTCGCCATCTCCAAGCGCGCCGTCAGCTGCTCATTGCGCTCAGTCATTGCCAGCTCAAATTGCTTGAACATTTGCTCCGTCTGATGTTTCTGCTGTTCAAGCTGTATTTCGGCCGCTGCTTGGCGGGTCTCATTTTGCATTTTGAATTGTTCAATCCGCTGATCCGCCTGCATCTGCATCTTGGCGCGAGCATCTTCCATCTGCGCCACTTGCAAGGTGACTTGGGCTTGCGGGTCCATTGGCGGGGGCGGCATCTTGCTTTGCACTAGTTGCTGAGCTTGTTGGAGCATTTGCAGCAACTCGCCAACCCGCGCTTTGGCTAACTCGTCCACCATCGCCATACCAACGGCGGCGGCACGCTCTTTAGAGATGTCCGGCAACACGCGGCCGGTGGTGAATGCCAATGCCTGAGCTTCGGCCACAAGCTGCGGGTAGAGCATCGTGTAGTGCTCGCCGATGTGTGCTAGCAGCGGGGCCAGCTGTTGGCCAGCGAAAGCCGGGCCAGCTCCGAAAGCCGGCGACAGGAGGAAGCGCAGATGCACCTCCATGTGCGCCATGTGGTCTTGGTCCGGAAACGCTTTGATCGGAATCGTGCTAACGCAGGCCATGTTTTCCGGGACTGAGTCCAAACGCTTCGGCTTCGGCGGAGTCGGCAGCAGCTGATCGGCATTCGGTACATTGAGCAAGCGAAGCATCCGGTTGTGTGCTTCGTTGCGATTGTAGGTGACGGTCGGGTCCTGCATCAATTGCATGACCGCCTGCATCTGCGCGAAACGCTGCGCCTCACTGAAGATATTCGGGTCGCTTACCGGAGAGATATCGTCGGTGTGGTCGAAGATGCGCGGATCAACCGGCTTGCCGAGCAGGCGCTCCCAGGTTTCCTGTTCCGGATACTTGGCATTCAGCCGACACAGGATTTCAAAAACCTTGGCCTGGCTGTTGTGCAAGCGCATGTGGATAGCACTGAACACCTTGCTGCCTTGCTCAATGAGCGCGAGCGAAGTACCGACCGGCATGGTGGCACCGGCATCGGCAATCTTCTCCTCGGCAGTACTGACCACGCCTTTGCCGGCATCGATCAGGAAACCGAGCAGTTGGAACAGGACCGGGCTGGGTCCGGGAAACGGAATATTGGTGACCAGCTTGCGAATGTCGTCAATATTTGCCGGGCCTTCAATCTCCTGCACCTGGGTCATTGCGACTTCGGTGGTCTGGCCGGTCATGCGCCCCGCTTTTAGCTTGAGCAGGGTGGGAGAGTTGGACACCAACGCCGAGTCCAACAAGGCGCGGAGCGCACCGGTCGCGGCGGCGGGGATGCCGGCCATAAGGTGCGGCAAACCGAGCTTGTAGGCCCCGCGCCACGGCACGAAGCCCCAATCAACAATCCAGTGCAACTTAGCTTGCTCAGCGTCGTCCTCGTCCCAGTTACGGTAGAGGCCGAGCACCTCCTCGGTATAAACATCAAGGTGCAGAATGTACGGCGCGTAATCCTCGGCACTTCGGTCGTCAACTGCGTTGAAATCGTGATCGAGGTAGATTTCGCAGACTTCGCGCAGGCCGTCATCGTTGTAGGCGTCGTTGTCTTCCTTGCCTTCGATCTTATCGTTGGCGATATCCACAATGCTGCGCGCATCGTTCGGAGCAGGCGGTACCAGCTCCTTGGCATCCTCCAAATAAAGTCCGGAGGCTTTGCGCGCTTCGTAGGTTTGCTTCGTGATAAACTGCTGGTGCGTGACGCGCGGCGACTCGTAGAAATTGGTGACGTTGAACGGCAGGAAGATATGGTCGACCGGAATGAATTCAGAGCGCTTACGCTTGCCATCGTGCCAGATTTTCATGTACTGGCTACCGCCGAGAGGCAGTTGCGACAGTAAGGATTCCAGCTCGTCACGATAGGGCATGAGCTTGGTGAGCTGGAGATTCAGCACGTCGCGTTTGGTTTCGGCGATTTCAATGCGCTGATCGTCGCCTTCGGAGGCAATAGCGGTACGTACCGGGCCGTCGGCTGGCATCAATTCCTTGATCGCGCGAGCCTCGAAGTCCACACAGGCTTCGGCGAGCATCGGGTGTACGACTTTGCTGGCACCTTGGAACTCCGCGCCACCGGGGGCATCGTCACCCAGGCCGGTACGGCGCAGGCCATCTTCATACTGCTTCTGCCGCTTTTCGCGAGACTTTTTATCCCGCTCGATGGTTTCGATCAGCTCGGAGGCCAGTTGCCGGCGCTCCTCGCGCGACATCTTTTTGGCGAGGTTGGCATAGAAGTTGGCATCATCGCCTTCCTCTTCGGTTTCAGCCAACTGAATGACTGCCGAGCCGTCTGCCAGTTCCACGACGTCGCCTTCCAGCGCCGGAAGCTCGTTGGTATCCTCGGGCATCGTGGAAGGGACACCTACGATGGCGCGGTCGCGCTCGTCTTGGCTAAGGGGCATTACTTCTTACCTTTCTTGGGAATCTTCGCGCCGGCTTTGCGGGCGACATTCAACGCGATGGCAACCGCCTGTTTTTGGGGTTTGCCGGCTTTCATTTCGGTAGCGATGTTTTCCGAAATGGCTTTCTGAGATTTACCCTTCTTGAGCGGCATGCCGATATCCTCAGATCAGATTCAATGCATTATAAACGAAACAAGGCCGGAGCACAAGCCTCTTTACTCTCCTAAAATATCCCACGCTCGCCCACGTATTCCTGCGGCGGCAGTTTCCGTGCCGGGGGGGATGCGAATGGGGGAAGTAACCCGGCCGCCGGAGGCGTAGCCTTTACCCCGCAGCGCGGCAATCTCCTCCTCGAAGTCTCGCACGAAGGGGAGATACTCTTCCTTGGGGGCGAGGTTTTGTTTACCTTTAATTTGGAGAATTCTAGGCTCTGTCTGTGTCTGTGCCCAACCATCAGCTAAATCTAGCAGCCGGCCCATAACGAATTCCATATACTCATCAGAATCCTCAGCTAAGTTATTTGCCCTGGCTTCTCGGTGAGCCTGCGCAGACCATTGATCTCGAAGTGACTGAGGGGCGTCGAACCATGGATCCTCCGGTTTAGTTCCAACTTCAATCGTCACATGCGACTCGCCAGTCTTCTTGTTACGCAGGGAATAGATTTGCGCATCACCACGCATAATCTTGTCGCAATAACCGCCCACGCAATGACCCATGGTATCACCCTCATGCTTGAGGGCATCCTGCAAGGCTCTACGGTAGTTGTCCTCAGTCTCGAAGTAGTCTTTCAGATAGTCTGGGTCGTCCGAACCGAGACGCACCCACTTGTAATCGGAATCTGGATAATCCTTATAGAGGATGATGGCGGCGTTGTTGGCGCGTTGTTGATTGAGGAGAATTTCTTGCTCAGCGCGCCATTTATTGATCTTAGCCACATGCTGAACGGCGGCTTCCATATTCATGCGGCCGAGTTTATTCGGATCAATCTGTAGACTCCTCGGGAGACCAGATTCGGGATTGATGGCGTTGCGTAGTTCGCGCACGAGGAGGTCGAAGCCAGGGAAGGCGCCGTCTCGATCCCATTTGTATGCAAGGGTGTGCGGATTATCCGCAGCAAACTTCCCAAACTGCTTTTCAAGAGCAGCCTTAACCGAACCATTTCCAATACGGTCTGTCGGAAGATGGTCAAGATAGGATGCTTGCAAGACCAAAGCATCCGATAAATTCTCCCAATTTTGTGCAAGAGGGGAGACTGCTAACCGCGTAGGCTGCATACCTCCCTGAGAAGCAGCTAGTTCGCGCATCGCTTGAGCACGATGAATCGGATTGTTGTAGGGCGCAAAATGCAACACCCCACGCTCCGCCAACGCACGCACTGGGTCTTCCGGTGTCGCCATCAGGTTCTTGACGTACTTAGTGAGCGGGCCTTCGATCCATTGATTGATGGCAGCGCGACGGTCCATCTGCTCTTGAGTGGTGTCATAAGGCCACACTTTCAACCCGCGCAACGCATCTTCCACGCTGCCGGGCACCCAGTTGCCACCTTTCCGTTTAATCACATGGGTCGCATCCCCACGTAGTGCAGCAAGGCCCGCGTAGGGCTCATCCAGATAGCGGTGGGTTGGGGCAGTCCCGCGAAAGCGCTCACCAAGCGCAGCACGGTATTGCGACGGCAGCGTACCTTCATATAGGGAAGCGACCATGTCGATGCCTGGCCGCACGGTATCTTGGAAAGGAGTCAGGCCGTAAGGTGAGGAGTGGATAACGGTAACGGTGCGCCCGGCAGCGTTCTCCACATCGGCGGGGTGTATTTGGTACAGCTGGCCTAGCGGCCCCATCGGATGAGTGTGGATGTCTTGGGTGTAGCTGCGGCCTTTCGGCAACGGCGTGCTGCCTTGCCCGGTGGTTACCGGCGAAACCCAGCCGCGATCCGTAGCCAGTGCCCGCCATTCGGTGTTCGGCCCCAATACCGCGCGCCCATCTAAAGTGGCCAGATTATTGGATGCCTTGCGCATAGCCCGTTGGATTTCATCGGCAGCGGCGGATACGCCATCGCCGCCACCTTGCAGGTAGCGTCCAAGATTGCGGCCGGTGCGGGTAAGCTCCAACCCGCCTTTTATAAGAAGCGGTGCGGATGCAACCGCCCCCGCAATATCGGTGGCATGCCGCGCAGCTTTAGCTTCAGCAGATTGCAGGATTTCCGGATTCAACCGATCCAGCCAATAAGAAGTAGAGAGCGGGTGCTTGCCGCCCGGAAGCACTTCTCCCCACCCTAGGTTGTACAGCTCAAAAGGATTGAGCAGCGTTGCCACCGAAGCGCCGACTCCGGCCAGGCGCGGCAACAGGGTGTCGCGCGCGTAGT